AGATTCTGCTGAGTTGTGGTCATATGGCAGATTGAATTCTGCTGGGTAGTAGTCATACCCAACCTTGACTTTCTCAAGGGTTGTGCCATCGTCATAAGTGACGAACTCATCAAAGTGGTAGTGAAGTTTGTAGTCAATCATTTGCTCTCCTAAATAGACCCCGAGAAGTTCAGGGCATGGGTGAATTATAATCTAGCTTATTAAGTCATCAACAATTATTTTGTAAGTACTTTCCCTAATGTTGCTTTTTTGCAATTGGCTATAATCTTCCTTATGGACAAACAAAAGTTTATTGCACTAGCTGGCTCACAGAGTGAGCTTGCCAAGCTGTTGGGCATAAAACAACCCGCTGTTGCCCAATGGAAGGCTGTACCAATAGCAAGAATTTGGCAATTAAAGTTGCTGAAACCTGAGTGGTTCGTTTAAGATTGTTTGAAACACGGCTAGGTCTGAAGTCATGAGCAGACCGAAAAGAGTTACCTCCCTCTCCTGCCGCAGTTTCTTTTAAGGGAGTATGAAAAGGCGAGCTATGCATTACTACCAATTTCACATTGGTGACTACATGAGTCACACCAGGCATCTTTCATTGATGGAAGATTTGGCCTATCGCAGACTTTTGGATTACTACTTTTTGCACGAACAACCAATAAAGCACAGAGATGCTGCAAGACAAGTTGGTATGAGAGAGCATGAAGAAGATGTTTTAACAGTCCTTAATGAATTCTTTTTGTCCACAGAAGATGGCTTTGTAAACCCAAGGGCTGACAAGGAAATCAAGCAATACAAAGAGTTTGCAGAGGCTGGCAAACGTGGGGCGGCTAAGAGGTGGGGAACACCCCCCAATGGGGAGGCTAATAGCCCCCCTAATGCTACCCCAATAGCAACCAATAACCATAAACCAATAACCAATAACCATAAACCAAAGAAAGAGAAAGCAACTGACGTTGCTTGCCCTCCTGATGTTTCTGAACAAGTTTGGAATGATTGGTTGCAACTCAGGAAAGCCAAGAAAGCCTCTGTGACTGAAACAGTCCTAAAAGGTGCAAGGTCTGAGGCCAACAAGATTGGTTGGACACTTGAGCAGTTTTTGATTGAGTGGTGTACCCGTGGCAGCCAAGGCTTAAAAGCTGAATGGCTAAAAGAAAAACTCACCAAGTCTGAAGAACGCCAAAACGTGATGGCAGAGTTGACCAGGGGAAAATCAATTCCCAAAACGCCCTTTTGGGCTAAACCTGAAACAGTGATATTGGAGGCACAAGATGTGGAACGAAAACGACTTTTGTGATCCAGACTCAGGTTTTGATTACATCTTTGGAATGATGAATGCCATCTACGGCTCTAGGTTCATCACTCACTGGCAAGATGTTGACCCCAACTTGGTTCGCCAAACATGGAAGCAATATCTTGGCAGATTCTTGACCTACAAACCAAGTCTAGATTTTGCGCTTGGCAAGCTGGACAAAGACTTTCCACCGAGTGCCATTACTTTTCGGGATATGTGCAATCAAGGCCCATCAATCCCTGTCAAACCACCAACTGAAGTTCTGATTGAGCGCAAGAAAACAATCCATGAGCAGATTGAAAGCGAAAGAATCAGGGCAGAGGCATTGGCGAAATTAGCAGAATTAAAAAAACAATATGGTGGGAGAACATGAATGAGTTGGCTCTTTTCGCAGGCGCTGGTGGAGGAATACTTGGTGGACACCTCCTTGGTTGGAGAACAGTCTGTGCAGTCGAATGGGAAGCCTACCCAGCAAGCGTACTGTGCGCCAGACAAAATGACGGGCTTCTCCCGCCTTTCCCGATTTGGGATGACGTTCAAACCTTTGACGGAAAACCTTGGAGACAAATTGTTGATGTTGTATCTGGAGGATTTCCATGCCAAGACATCTCTGCCGCTGGGGGGGGGGGGGGGATCGATGGAGAAAGAAGCGGAATGTGGCGAGAAATGGCACGGGTGGTTGGCGAAGTACGATCACAGTACGTCTTTGTGGAAAACTCCCCAATGCTCACTACTAGAGGAGGAGTTAGAGTCATTGGAGACCTTACCAAAATGGGGTATGACTGTAAATGGACTGTTATGGGAGCAGCCGATGTTAATGCCCCACACCAGAGAGACAGAATGTGGATTGTCGGAAAATTGGCCTACACCAGTTCACAGCGAGGCCAGGCAGGGTCTACAGATTCGCAGGGAGGGCAAGAAAGGCACTCAAACGAGTCTCAGCACAGCGGTTCTAACTTGGCCTACACCTCGGACAAAGGGGATGTGTGGCGGGAGTGGGAGTTGGGATTTGTTGAACAAAAACACAACAATCGAAGAGGCTCGGCTAATGGGAGCAGGAAATGGTGGTCAACTGAACCCAACGTGGGTCGAGTGGCTCATGGGGTGGCCTCTAGGGTGGACAGACTTAAAGCCATTGGAAATGGACAAGTCCCACTTTGTGCCGCAACAGCTTGGAGAATCCTAAGTGAATCATTATGAAGCAAACAGAATCCTTGATCGGGTCAGAGAAGGCCAACAATTTAGCGAATTTGTCATCACAAGGGCGCTTGAACTTACAGGAGACTATGAGGAACACAGAAGCCCAAGAATGGATCAGGCGCTACCGCAAGAAAGTGATGGAGGAGGGCAGGGGAGAAGCCCAATATTGGTGGCAACAAACCCTAGCGGATATTGCCAAGAGGCGAGGCCAAGCGGCTGCTGATGACCTGAAAAAACGCATGAACGAACAGAAAGACAAAAAATGATGCAGATCATGTTCACGATTTATGGCGAGCCTGTACCAAAGGGTAGACCAAGGTTTTCCACAAGGGGCAAGTTCCCTGTTGCCTACACACCTGAAAAGACCAAAAACTATGAATCGGATGTCGGGATGATGGCAAAGGCTGCAATGGGCGCATCAAACCCGCTAGAAGGGGCTTTGGAGGCGTTTATTTATGTCACCTTTGCCGTTCCCGCTTCATACTCAAAAAAACGCACTGAGGCTTGTTTAAGTGATTCTGAGAAACACACCAAAAAGCCCGATTTGGACAATATTTGTAAAATTTTATTTGACGGCATGAATGGAATTGTTTTTAAAGATGATTCCCAAATCACATCCATCCATGCCACCAAGGTTTATGGTGAAGTGGCAAAAGTTGAAATCATAGTGAGGCAAGCATGATTATCACCCTACACAACAGCCAGCAGGCACAAACAGTCCTAAAAGACCTGTGGCCCAAGATTAAAGAAACCTTACAAGCTGGTAAACAACTGCGCTTAGAGGTCAAAAAAGCCACCCGCAGCACAGATCAGAACGATATGTTTCACGCCCTGATTGACATGGTTGCCAAGCAAATGAAAGCGGCAGGGTCAGAATGGACAGCAGAAGATTGGAAAAGATTGCTAATCGATGCTTGGGCGCATGAAACTGGTCGCAAGATAGGCAAGATTGCACCAAGCTTAGACGGGCAAAGAGTTGTTCAATTGGGCCTCCAAAGCCACAAATTCACCAAAGAAGAAGGCTCAGAGTTTATTGAATGGCTCTTGGCATGGATGGCAGACAAGGGGATTGAGACATGACACGAGAAGAAATTATGCAGATGGGGCGACAAGCTGGTTCATTTATTGAATTGGCTCAAGAAAAAGATTTGCTTTGGCTTGAACGCTTTGCCAAGCTAGTAGCACAGCATGAGCGTGAGGCTTGTGCAAAGGTGTGTGAGTCTTTGGCTGGTCAGCAATGGGTGACACGAGAGGCTTCTCTTGAGTGTTCAGACGCCATCCGAGCAAGGGGACAAGCATGACTAAAGACGAAGCATTACGCCTTGCATTGGAGGCGTTATATGGGTTTATTCCATATCTGCCACTTCAGCATAACAAGCCACAATGCGATAGATACGACCAAGCCATCATTGCCATTAAAGCCGCATTAGAAGGGAAGGATGAGCCTGTTGGATGGGCAGAACATGGAGTTATTAACTGGTTGGCAGATAAACAGTTCAATCATACATCGTTTTTATATGCCACCCCACCACAGCGCACATGGGTAGGGCTGACGGATGAGGAGATTGGCGATTTTGCAAGCGGGTATCGGTCTGGTCGCATAGGTTCTTTTGTAGAACTCACCGAAGCCATCGAAGCCAAACTCAAGGAGAAGAACACATGAGCAACTTTCACGCACGAGTTAGC